GAAGAAATTGACAAACGGTTGGAAACGGCTTTTGGTCAAACTTCGCAGCGTGTGCAGGATAACACGAAAGAACCTGCTCAAGTGGTATCGGGGAGTTCACGCTCATCTCCAACCTCTAATAAAAAAGTTAAGCTTTCAAAAGAAGACGTAAGGCTTGCTAATAAATGGGGTATTCCACTTGAACAATATGCCGCTGAGAAAATGAAAGTTACTCAGGCTGACGGTGAATATACAAATATACGATAGCGTGGAGGAAAAAACATGACACGAAATGAATCACGTACTAAAAGTCAAAGAGAAAATTCAGTGAGAGAAGAACAATGGACATTTGAAGAGCCTAATGCTCTTGATATTCCTGAAGCTGTACAGCAAAGGTTTGATCAAGAACAAATGGCACTACGTTGGATACGAGTCTCCCTTCAAGGTCAAGACGACTATATTAATGTTGGTAAAAAACAACAAGAAGGTTGGGTGTTCGTTGATCCTGAAGAAGTACCTGAAATGGCTTTNTCCTCTGTCGTGAAAGAGGGTGGCAGGTATCATGGCACNGTAAGTCGTGGAGACTTAGCTCTTGCTAAGATACCAGCAGGAANAGCAAAGGCTAGACAGAAATACTATGAAGATAAAGCTAATAANATGATGGATGCAGTTAATGCACAACTNATGAAAAATTCTGATTCTCGTATGCCTATTTCTAACACTAGCCGTTCTGTTACAACCAGAGGTAGNCAACCGTCTTTTCAAGACTAACTGCCTCTTAATTATTAAGGAGAATGAAACATGTCTAGTACCGCAGCATTTCGTGGTTTCATTCCTGCTCGTAAAAAAGGTGGTAACTATAATAATGAAGCTGTCACGGATACCATTGAGATTACCTCAACTGGTATGACAGGTAGCCCCACGAACAAAATCTTTACTGGTGATCCAGTAGTTTTGCCGGGTGCTAACTTCGCTACTATATCTCCATTTATTGCTGCAACTCTCAAGCCTTCTGGGGTTTTCATGGGTTGTCAGTATGTAGAAAATGGAGAGCAAAAGTTCTCACGTTTTTGGCCGGGTACTGTATCAGCCACGGATATTAAATTCTTTGTAATAACTGATCCTGATCAGACTTATTACATTCAAGCATCTCTTACCGTTTCAGCGGCTGAGTTGCTTGTTGTTAAAAACTATAATGTGACCGTTAGCTCAACTGCTTCTAGTGGTAACACAGTTACAGGTCAATCCAGCTACTATCTTGATGGTGCGTCTGGTGTTGAATCTGCTGCTGCTGTTCGTGCGATTGGCAGAGCTAAGTTTCCAGACGAGGGCAGCGATGATGCGAAACCAATTCTTGAAGTTTGGTTGAACCATCACCGTGATCGTTTTGTAACTGCTACGGCATCAACGGCTTAATAAGGAGGGTTTATTATGGCTATTAATAGAGCTAGTATTAGCAAACAACTCCTTCCGGGTCTAAATGCTGTATTCGGGATGGAGTATGGAGAGGTCAACGATGAACATGCACCTCTCTATGAAACTGAAAATTCAGACCGTGCTTTTGAAGAGGAAGTGCTCTTCACTGGTTTTGGTACTGCCCCTGTAAAGGGTGAAGGTGCAACCGTTATCTTTGATGACGCACAAGAAAGCTTCACGGCTCGTTATACACACGAGACGGTGGCTCTTGCCTTCGCTGTCACAGAGGAAGCGATGGAAGACAATCTATATGATTCGTTTGCCAAGCTTCGTGCTCGTGGCCTTGCTCGTGCAATGGCGAATACCAAACAGGTGAAAGCTGCTAACCTTTTCAATAATGGTTTCTCTGACACCATTGGTGATGGTGCTGCGTTCTTTTCTGATTCGCACCCCACAATCTCTGATGGTAATCAGTCTAACCTTCTTGCGGCGGCTGACCTTACAGAAGCAACACTTGAAACTGCTCTTACTACGATTCAGAAACTTAAAGATGATCGTGGTATTTTGATTGGTGCAAGTGCTGTTTCACTTCATGTTCCTGTTGACTCATGGGCGATTACAGATCGTATCTTGGCAAGCCCCGGCAACACTCAAACGAGTGCGGCAGCGGCAAACCCAAATACGAACGCTATAAACGCTACTCGTCACTTGGGCATGATTCCAGAAGGTTACTTTATCAATCGCAGGTTTACGGATACGAACTCGTATTTCATTAAGACAGATGTTCCTAATGGTACGAAAATGTTTGTCCGTTCTCCNCTTCAAACNAAGATGGAGCCTGACTTTGATACTGGTAACTTGCGCTTTAAGGCACGAGAGCGTTACAGCTTTGGTGTATCTGACTGGCGTGGCTGGTTTGGAAGTGCTGGTACGTAATAGTAACAATGAGAGAGGGTAGTTTTATACTACCTTCTCTTTTACTATAGGAGTTAAAATATGACAAATATTAGAGTTGCTATTGCTACTGGAGATGCTGTTCTTAAATATGTAGATACAGATACCACAGTAGGATCTAATGGAAATGGAGATTCTCCTATTCCATCAACCACTCGTGTAATAGCTGTACATGCTGTTGCAAGTGCTGCTGGATCTTATTCAGTTAAAGGTCAAAAACAAATTACAAATAAAACTGCTGAAGGAACAGCTATTAAATTTCAAGTAGCTGCTAATGAAGCTACAGATATGTATATGGGTGAAATGGGTGTACCTATTTATGGAGTTGTAAGTGTATCTGCTCCTACAGATGGTGGTGTGCTTACTGCTATTTTGGGGTAAGATATGGGTACATACTCTGAACTTAAAAATGATATTATAGCTGCTACAGAAAATGATGGCACAGAATTTACTGATGCTATATCAGGATTTATTGAAAGAACAGAGTTACGTTTAACTGAAGATCTTGATGATGCAGGATTAGATGAGCTTCTGAGTGTTTCAGTATCTTCTGGAAATGCTGGTTCTGTATCTTTAAATGATAGAGTACGTATTGTAAGACATGTTAATTATGTAGTTAGTACTGGTACTACCACTACAAACTTATTACAAAGAACTCTTGAATATGCTTATGATTATTGGCCTGTTAGTGCTTCTACAGGAACTCCTCGATACTATTCAAGAGTAGATAATTCAAATATTAAAATAGTTCCTACACCTGTTTCAACAATCACAACACAAATTCAAGTTGCATCAAAACCTTTAGCTTTAGCTTCTGCTACAGGAACAAGTGTAACAACATCTAATTATTTTACTGAATATTGTTACAATGCTTTATTCTATGGATCTATGATGGAAGCCACTATGTTTAATAAAGATTGGGAAGTTGTACCTGTATGGCAAAATCAATATCAACAAGCCATTGCAGCACTTCGTAATCAAGCTAGAAGAACTAGACAAGATGATATGCAAAGTGCAGCCAACCCTATAGGTGGGCCTGATACAGTGCAACTAGGGTCTACATAAGGGAGAATTTATTATGCCAATTATACTTGTACCTAAATCAAAAAAGAAAACAAAGTTAGAAACAAAACCTGAAAAATTAGAAATAAAATCTAAAAAATTAGAAATAAAACCTAAAAATAAATCACTAATAAGACGTAAAAAAGGTAAACAAGTATTATCTGATATATCTGATTTAGAACTAGATAGAGATATAACTCCAGCAGAAAAACCTACTGTTCCCAAAACAAATAAAGATAAATTAAAAGAAAAAAAAGATCTTGACCGACTTAGAAAAGAATTTAAAGAAAAAAAACCAAAAAAATCTCTTACACCTAAACAAAGAAAATTAGATTTTGATAAAGATGGTATATTAGAAGCCAGTGATTTTGAAAAGTTACGTAAAAAGAAATCTGTTGTTTCTGCTATGACAGGTGGTCAAATTGTAGCCATGATGTACGATGATTAGTAGATCAAGTATTAGACAACAAATAACTAAACCACCTAAAAAGAAACGAAAGAAAAGGAGGAAAAAGAAATGATTGGACCTCACACATTAATTAAACGTCCACATAATTTAGATGAGATTGTAGGCAGACCTACTGGACAAGGTTATGGTGCTGCACGTAAAGGTCCAAATGTAAAAGGACCACCTCAAGATGTTGTAGTAGATGAAGAATATACTCAAGGTAAAGCTTTTAAAGTAGAAGACTAGTTATCATGAGTAGAAAGCTTTTTAAATTATTAAAAATATTACCAGGAAAAGGAAATTCTGTTAAAAGAGAAGTCTATCGTAAAGCTCCTCCTGGAATATATAATTTTTTAATTGAAAAAGGTTATGCTAAAAAAGCTGATCCTGAAGATGTTCCTAAAGCTGATAAAGGTAAAACACTTACTCAGACTAATGCTAGACGTTTAGTTGGGAATATGGCTAAAGAAAAAGGTGATCAAAAGACTTTAGATTTTTTAAACAAGCCAAATCCTGCTAGTAAATCTACAAGTAAAACATCCCCTTCTACTTTTGAAAGAGAATTTAATTTAGATAAAAAAAATGCTATTAAACAAATTGATAATACTCTAAGTAAATTAAGAGAAGATTACTCAAAAGCTAGTCCAGGTGTACAAAAAAATATTAAAAGACAAGCAGATAAACTTAATAAGAAAAAAGAATCTATTAAGAGTGCTAAATTTAGTGCAAGAGCAAAAGCAAATCTAGAGAATCCTTTATTTGATGTTACTCAAGATATAAAAAGAAGTACAAAATATTTAAAAAATATAGTTAAAGATTATAAAGAAAAAAGTAAAGGAAATCCAAAAGATGTAACATATGCACAAAATGTTTTAAGTGGTCTAGAACTTGGTAAATCAGCTTCTAGAGAATTTGGAGGAACAAAACCAAGACAAGCAACAGCTAAAAGATCTGGACAAACTCTTACTCAACCTACAGATACAGTTGAAACTCGAAAAGTTATTGTAGATAAAAAAGGTAAGGTTATAGGTATAAAACCAGGAACAAAACCAAATGTAAAACAAATACAAACTTCAAGTGAGTTTAAAGATTTAAAATTAACACCTACTGATTCTGTAGAAGATGAAGCTGCTTCTATTTTTGAAGCTGCTGAACAATTAAGAGGAGTATCTAAAGTTTCTTCAGCAGAGAAAAAAAAGTTAGAAAAACAAATACAAAAATATATTGAAGGAGGAGGAAAAATAACTAAAGGTCCACCTTCTAAAGGAACAGCACCTGATGATACTCCAGGTCTTAGAGATTCTCTTGTAGAAGCTCAAAAAATTTTAGGTGTAGATGCACCTCCTGGGTTTGCTCCTAATAATGTTGAAAGGGAATTTAAAGATAATTTAATAGAAGCAGAAGGTCTATTACGACAAAGTATTAAAAGTGGTAATTCTAAAGAAATAAAAAAAGCTCAAAATAATGTTGTAAAAGCAATGAACAATCTTCAAAAAGTTAGATTAGAAGGTCTTAGAAATGATATTAAAGATGTATATGATTTACCTTCTAGTCAAAGAGAAGAATTAAATATTGGTAAATCTGGAAAAGCTAATCCTTCAAATAAAAAAGGAGCAGGTCCAGATGCAGATGAACCTACAAAAGAAAGAAAAAAAGGTGGAAGACTTCGTAAACGTAAACCTAAAAGAGTTGTACGTGGTGTAGGTGCTGCTAAACGAGGATATGGTAAAGCTAACTATTCAAATAAGATGTATTAATGTCTATTGATATAGATAATACAAAAATTAAATATGATTTAATAAAACCTAAACGTGAAGATTATACAGACTTTAAAATATATTGGGCCGATTTATGTTACTATCTAATAGAAAAATATAAAGATACTTATATAAAGGTATAATATGGCTGTACGTAAAACAAAAAGAAAAGGAACAGGGATGAAAGGATTGACCATTAAAGGTGGTCATAAACGTCCTACTAAGTCTGGTGCAGGTATGACTGCTAAAGGTGTAGCAGCATATAGACGTAAGAATCCAGGTTCTAAATTACAAACAGCAGTAACAGAAAAAAAACCAACAGGGAAACGTGCAGCAAGACGTAAATCTTTCTGTGCAAGATCAGCAGGGCAAATGAAAAAGTTTCCTAAAGCAGCTAAGAATCCAAATAGTCGTTTAAGGCAAGCTAGAAGACGATGGAGATGTTAAAACTAAATGTCATATTTAATATCGAACATTCCACATTTTAAATGTTGGGTTCGTAAAGAGTTTACATATAATCATGAACAGTATCAAGGAGAATATCTACATGCAATGGCAATAGCTGTAAATACAATACCTGATAGATCATTAAGTTTTCAAGTTGTATTTACTGGTTGTGATGAAGAAAATAATACATATGGTGGGGCAATGTGGGCTAGAATGCCAATAGGTGCATTAATAGCTGACACTAGATTAGATGATTGGCCTGAATTAATGCCAACACATTTTACTCAACCTTGGGACTGCTCTGCTAGAAATCATAGTGTAATAATAATGGATAGAATATCTTCTAGCCCTTGGTTTTGTAAAATAGATGGAGAATTTTATAAAGGACGTTATTTGTTTACAGTTGATTATACTGAAAGTCATATATCAGATGATCCTGCACAACATAAACAATCACATGTATTAGAATTAATAGATGCTAATAAATTTACAGGTAACATTGTAGCGTTGCCTAATAATAGAGTAAGAGTAACAAACCCTGCTTTGTGGGAGGCTGGTGAAGGAGCACCTGATTTTGTTCCTAGTCAATATATTCACTCAGCAGAAATAAATGATAGTTATACAGATCCTAGTATTACATTTAATAATCTTTATGCAGAGGAGAAAAAATCAAATGGTAAAAAGAAACAAAAACGGAAGTAAAATGAAAAAACGTATGGGTGGTGGTCGTATGATGAGTAAGACACGTACTCGCATGGGTGGTGGCTACATGAAAAGTAAAACACGTAGTCGTGGTGGTGCTCTTCGTAGACGTTCTGGTGGTCGTGCTAGGTAATGGCTGACCCCAAAAAAGGTACAGGTAAAAAGCCAAAAGGCTCTGGACGCAGACTTTATACTGATGAAAATCCAAAAGATACAGTTAGTATAAAGTTTGCTACTCCAGCAGATGCAAGAGCTACTGTNGCTAAAGTTAAACGAGTTAAAAAACCTTATGCACGTAAAATACAAATACTNACAGTTATGGAACAACGTGCAAAAGTNATGGGTAAGAATGAAGTTGTACGAATAGCTAAACAAGCAAAGAAGGTATTAAAAGATGGCAATCAAAAAAGCAAAGCCAAAAACAAAAAGAAAAAAAGGAT